CCTCTCCTAGAGTAGTGCCCGGTGTTACTTATACGTTCCAAGTTAGGCTGCGGTCGGCTACCGTCGCAAGAAACATTTCTCCGAGGATTCAGTGGCGAGACAACACAAATGCACTCTCGAACAGCAGTGGTAGCGTTGTTATGAGTGTGGTAGGGGGGTGGGTTTTGCTCACCGTAACCGCTGTTGCGCCAAACAACGCTGTGCTGGCTAGGCCGTGGGTTGAGTATGCTACTAACGCTGACGGCGAAGTCCACTATGTTGATGCCGCACAGTTTGAAGAAGGCGACACCGCCTCCCCCTGGCGTCCCGGTGGCCCGTCTGCTGTTCTTGTCGAAGAAGGCACGACGAACATGCTAACGGCAAACCAGGCAAGTGTCGAAACGGACACAACTGGATTTACCGGGGGGTCCGCAACGGTTGCGCGGTCAAGCGCGTGGGCGCTGCACGGTTCACATTCGTTGGCAGTTACTCCCAATTCAGCCTCTTCTGACACCTTTGCAAGCCTTGGTGGTGACACTGGTGCTATGCGTCTTGGTATGATAGCCGGTGGAACATATACCGTGTCTGGATATATTAACACACCTATAGCATTGTCTGGTTCTCTTTCTGGCACAAGACAGCAGCGTATCGTTGTGTTTCATCGCATCGGAACAGCAAACTATACGGAAATTGCAAGCGGCCCCGCGCCTACAGTTGGTACGGGTCGTGTGTCAGTGACGTTTACTCTTCCTGCAAACACAACCGAGGCGTTCGTACGGCTTTATAACGGCGCTACAAACTCAGCGACAAACGTAGTATACTGGGATGCTATCCAATTGGAACAGAAGCCCTACGCAACGTCATGGCATCCTGGCGGGACAACAAGAAACATCGAACTTCTAAATGTACCGCCTGGAGTTTTAAGCGCGGCCTCAGGCACGTTAGAATTCGACGTTAACATTCTCCCTGGTTCTCCCCTGGACCCCGCTGCTACTGCTGCCGGTCAACCAGACGGGGGAACTTCAAGAAGGCTTTTCAACATACGTGGTGATGGTGGAAGCCTGCACAATGGCATTATTGGATATCGAAGCGGAACGAGCCTGGGGATAGGATTCACCAATAACGCGGGGGCACTAATCAACATGTTTGCGCCACTTCCACAGCCCGGGCTACACCGCTTTGTGGTTACTTGGACCCAAGGTCAATTTATTAGGCTATATATAGATGGGGTTTTGGCTGCACAGTCTACAACAGGCATTCAGATACGGCCGCTGCATGACCTTTTTGTTCTTTCTGGCGCTGGCTCTGGCAATGGAAACTCTCATATAGATGGAGTTAGGGTTTCAAGTGCGGCCCGCACAGACGCAGAACTCGCAGACTGGCAGACCCCGTTTAAGTCCGACGCTAGCACCACATGGCTACAAAACTTCGAGGGCACGCTACAGGGCACCGACACACCGATAACCTCAGAAGTATTAACACAAATGACTATCGGCAACGGTCGGTCTGCATACCAAGGCAATATCGGATACGTTACTCATTATGATAAGCAATTACTCCCCGCCCGAATTGAGCAGCACTATCAAATCGCGTGGGAAGGCAAGTACAGCCTAACAGTAACAGATAAATCAGCCCCCGTTATTCAAGAACTTAATTATGAGACATTCTTGTATCAGCCGCAAGCATGATTTGCTTAATAAACGCGCTGGTGGTAATATTTAGGAGAAATCATGGCATACAACGAAAAAGAACTAGTACGTGATGCTGTTGGACAATTGGTCCCACAGTATTATAGCCCCCGCGATAACGCTTATAGCGTAATCGAGGGGCTAGACGGCGCTCTGAGCATGTCGTCGTTGCAAAAAAAATGGCGCTCCGACTTTATTGGCTCACTGAACACCGACAAGTGGGAGGTTGTTCAGACCGGCACAGGCCAGGCAGTAACAGTCAGCGCTGCTAACGAACTGAACATCACCACTGGAACCACCGCGAACGCACAGACCATTCTACGAAGCAGGGAAGAGTTTACCATTTCTGCCCGACTGATGATTGGTTATCGTATGTCTCAGCGCATCGCCAATCATCAGGTTATATTTGAGTTGGTAAGTGTAGACGCTAATGGCGAGCCAGACGGTGTTTCGGCTGCGCGATGGATTTGGCAGGGAGTCACAAACACAAATGGTTGGCACCAGACCACTTCGGGTGGCTTCGACGCTCCCGTTGTTAACGTTACGACTCTTACCAGCGCGTCCAACTCTGCCGCTGAAATCGAATTGACCCCGGACGAAGCCTGGTTCCACACCCGAAACGTAGAAAACGTTGGTCTGAGAAACAACTCATATGTTCGTCATATGAATCTTCCTGACCCGAATTCTAAGTACAAAATTCAGATTCGTGTTTTGAACCTTGCTACTGCGCCTGCATCAACCACTACACTGTTCGTTCCTTTTGTTTCGGTTCTAGACTACACTGAACTAACTACCGAAATCACGGCATCCCGAGGTTCGAACAGCGCCGGTATCGCCTTGCCTGTAAACGTCACCAGCACGGTAACTCCACCGTGGACAGCCACCAACACCGTTCGCTCCTATAACCTTATCTATCAGGACACTATTGCGAACCTTGCAGCCAATGCAACGTTCACAGGAACGTCCCGAGACAACGCAGCCAGCGCCGCCCTAACACACTATCAGACATTCAAGGTGGGCGTTTGGACAGACCAGCCGGGAACACTATTCATTGAGCAGTCCAGAGACACAGCAACATGGCGTGTCACTGGCACTATTGCCTGCCCAGCCAATACATTTACAACGTTAAAGCAAGATTGCTTTATGCGTTATCAGCGCCTACGATACGTTAACGGTGCTACCGCGACTGGTACATTGCAGATTGATAGCACGTACCACTCATTCGACTAGGAGAATCAATGGTAGACGAAAACTTTGCACATATTACGCTAGAAGATGGAACCCAGTTTCAGGTTCTTCAATTTGAAGTTGATGAAGAAACTGGTGAAGAGGTCCCCGTTGATTGGGACGAAGAGGCAACTGTCGAGTCCATTCCAGACAATGTTATGACACAAAAGCGTTCTAGGAAGACAAAAGCATCATCTGAGTGACAAAATTTGCTTTGTAACGCTGTTTTTTGTACTATAAGTGCATGACAGTTAAAAGAACTATAATTCCTGAGTCACCAATTGGCCTTTATGTGTGGGAAATGCCAGACGGTCGCGTAGTTGGTGATTCAGATGGTAATTTTTTGAATATTCCCGCCAAATTTGGCGACCTTAAGCGAATCAGACAACTTACAGATTATGTAAAGTCTATGGGCATCGAGCATGGCCAGGCAAAGTTTATGTCTGGACGCCGCCGCGTCACAGATTCCGAATATGACGATATGATGGAACGCCTATTGGACGGTAAGGTTGCCGACTGGCTCGACCCCGGACAATTTGAGGACGCATAATGGCACTTTCACACGTTCCAGAAGACGGCGAGGAAATCGAGGTCGTCTATGATGACGGCACCGATAGTTCCGGCATTGCTAAAATGCTCATGGAGGGTGACCCCTTCGAGGCTAAGAATGAGGAAATCAGACAACTAGAAGGCCTTTCGTCTAGCCAGAAGCGCCGCGCTACGAGACAAATTAAGAAGTATCAGCGGGGCATAGATGGTACAGCGAGTAAGCAAAAGGAATATGAAGACAAATTTCTTTCGGGATATAACTTCTTAGAGGTCGCAGAGCCTCCCCACAATCTTGAGTACCTGGCAAAACTATACGAAGTATCCGCTCCGCATTTCGCTGCCGTAAACGCAAAGGTATCAAATATTGTTGGTCTTGGCTACGAGTGGAAAGAAACAAACCGAACTCGTGAAGCCCTGTCTACAATTGATGATGACACTGAGAAATTAGAGCGCGCCCGTCGCAAGATTGCGCGGGGCAAAAATGAACTTTCCGATTGGCTAGAATCCACAAACGAAGAAGATACCTTTATTGAGACTCTCTCTAGAGTTTGGACAGACGTAGAGACTACCGGAAACGGATACTTGGAGATTGGCCGTAAACTAACCGGCGAGGTTGGATATATCGGTCATGTTCCAAGCCACAAGGTCAGAATCCGGTTGGCTCGTGATGGCTTCGTGCAAATCACGGGGGATAAGGTTGTCTTCTTCCACAATTTAGGACATTCTGATGACCCGAACCCTGTAACAGACGACCCGAATCCTAACGAAATTATTCATTTCAAGAAGTACAGTCCGGTGGACACCTATTATGGGGTCCCCGATATTCTTGCTGCAACAAACGCAATCGCGGGCAACGAGTTCGCCTCAAGATTCAACCTTGACTATTTCGAACACAAGGCTGTGCCCAGGCACCTAATCGTAGTCAAGGGTGCCCGATTGTCTGGAGAGTCTGAGGCAAAACTTGTCGAGTTCTTCCAGACAGGCCTAAAAGGCAAGCATCACCGCACAATGTATGTGCCTCTGCCCGCCACGGGTGGCGACGGCGAAGACGTCGATTTCAAGTTAGAGAAAATCGAGGGGGATATTCAAGATGCCTCGTTTATCAAGTATTTCGATAAGAACCGTGACGAAATTCTGATGGCTCACCGCGTTCCACTGACAAAGGTTGGTCTGGCATCGGGTGTCAGCCTTGCCGTTGCTCGTGACGCTGACAAGATGTTCAAGGAACAGGTCTGTCGACCAGCCCAGGACGTAATCGAAAAGAAACTTCGCAAACTGTTTGGAGAGAAGTCAGATGCGCTCAAGTTCCATCTGAAAGAACTTACTCTTACCGACGAAGACACAATGTCCAAGATTTGGGAACGATATCTTAAGACCCAGGTTGTTACCCCGAACGAGGTCCGTGAGGCTCTCGGGTGGAAGGGTCGTGACGGCGGCGACAAGGTTATTCCTTCGTTCAAGGAAGACGCACCGAAATCCCAAACGGAGCGGGACACAACGGCTTCGCGTGAGCGCGATTCTACGCGCTCTGCGGGCCGAACAGATAGCGCGGGGGAGGCAAGAAACCCCAAGGGCTCGGGTAGAACCACAGGATGACGCTAATACAAAGGCATAGAGAAATTATGAACAGTCCTTTTTTGGGGGCTGCCATGATTTTAGGCATTTTGGCCCTGGCCTGGGGTGTCTGGGTGGCTTCGCCCTTTTGGGACGTGTTTAACGATAGCCATATTTATGGTGTAATGGCCATGTTCGGCCCCGAAATCCTGTGGGGCGTGCCAATGATTTTGGCGGGGCTGTTGATACACCTGGGGCTCGTGCTTCGAAGAGTCTGGATATCAGAACTCGGTCTGCTAATGGCGTTTTTTATGTATGCCAGTATCGCAGCAACATTTCTCGCTGCAAATTGGCGAGTAACACCATCGGTGGTGGCGGTGTTTATTGCGATGCTATATGGCTGGTGCTATATTCAATTCAGGCTGCATAGGGACAATATATATGCGTCCTAAAGACCGGGACTTTTTTCTAGCCAACGTTGAAAACATTATATTTTCCTGCGCGTCCTTAGCGTGGGGCATTTGGCTGTTGGTCCCGTGGTTTGGTGTACCAATGACAGCAGCAATCGCAAATCCTGTTCAGTCGATTATTCCTGTAATGCTGATAGGGCTATTGTTCATAACGTCGGGACTGCTTAAAATTGTAGGTATTTTTTTGACCAATACTAAACTTCTACCATTGGGCGGGTTTTTAGGGTTTATATTGTGGACGTTCGCATGGCTGTTGGTTTTGTCTATCAATGTCCCCTCTGCGCTGGTGGTATTGGCTCCATTTTTGGCGGTATGGAACGCTTGGTTATATATTCGGTACCGATTAGGGGCATAATTTTGCATTATAAAATCAAACAGGGTATATTTAGGGAACAATGCTGAACAAGGCTAATTGGCAATCAGACGGGGAGAGAATTAATGTCTCTCTTCCGATTGCGAAGATTAACAAGGAAGCCAGAACGGTTTCCGGTTTTGCGACCCTTGATAACTTAGACCAGCAGGGAGATGTTATCTCAGCAGAGGCTAGCGAGAAAGCGTTTTCTCGTTGGAGGGGTAATGTACGAGAGATGCATCAGCCTCTAGCGGTCGGTAAGGCAGTTGATTTTAGTGCCACCGAATTCTTCGACCCAGAGAGCGCAAAGACATACCGTGGTATTTTTACCACAGTATATGTATCCAAGGGGGCAGAAGCAACCTGGCAGAAAGTCCTCGATGGAACTCTGACAGGATTCAGTATTGGCGGAAAAATTCTGGAGAAGGCCGACGAGATTAATAAGTCCACCGGCCAGTCCCAGCGCGTTATCAAAGATTATGAATTGGTCGAACTGTCACTGGTTGACTCACCGTGCAACCAACTGGCAAACATCATGACCATTCAGAAAAACGCGGGGGGCGAAGATACAATCAAAGGTTTAGCAGTAGACGTAAGAACACAAAATGTATTCCGATGCGCTGACGATAATTTAATTCAATTGACAGACTCGGAATCTGCCGAATGTGCATCGTGTGATAAGACAATGACCAATATTGGCTGGGTAGAAGATACCGAAGGCAAAGAACAAGCGGTCAAGGCTCTCTTGAACACGGTTCATCCGGTTACGACTACTACTAATAGTTCTAGCACCAACAGCACGTTCACAATCAAATACGATTCTGCCAATGGTGGATGGTCGTTGACTCCTAGCGGAGCGGCGACGTTCAGCACAGGAACGTTGGTGCAGAAAGATTCTACAGGAGGTGTAGAAATGGCAAAGCAGGACGAAAAGGCCGAAGAGACTGAGGCCACAGAAACCGTCGAGGAAACCGAGCAGCCCGAGGGCGTACAGGTAGAAAAGGCGGCGGAAGTAGAAGAATTAGAAACTCCCGCACCTGCTACACCAGACCTCAACGAACTTTTTGAGAAGTTCTCAGAACGAGTAGAAACCGTTCTAGGAACCGTTCGTGACGAATCTACTGCTGCAATCGAGAAGGCAGAGAATTCGTTCACCGAGGCTGTTGGTGGAGTAGAAACAAAGGTTTCGGACTTGGAGAAGGCACTAGACGAGAAGTTTACTGCCCTAGAGTCCCGCGTTAAGTCCATTGAGGACTCTAGCGCAATCAAGAAGTCTGCCGAAGTAACGCCCGACTCGGAAGAGAAGGTCGAAAAGGCAGCAAGTAGCGAAAATTTCTGGCGTGGCAGTATTCTCTCTGCCAATGACTTAACTAACTAAAAGGAGGTGACAGCGGGTGAGTAATGAACTACTAGAAAAGGTAATCCAGACTACACAGTTAGGAAGTGAAAAGGGACTCGGACTTCTCCCACCGGAGCAGGCCGACCGATTCATCACCTACGTCTGGGACGCAACCGTAATCGGAAGTGAAACACGAAAGATTCGTATGCGTTCTGACACCGTAGAACTGGACCGTATCGCAGTTGGTGAGCGTATTTTGCGCGTAGCAACTGAGGCCGTGGACGACCACGTTAACGTCGCTCCTGCTTTCTCCAAGATTTCTCTAACGACTTCCAAGTTGCGACTTGACTGGGAACTTTCGACTGAGGCTCTAGAAGATGGTATTGAAGGAGACAACCTAGAGGACACTGTGGCTCGCTTAATGGCTGGTCAGATTGGTAACGACTTGGAAGACCTCGTTATCAATGGAGACAGCCGTTCACCGGACCCGCTGATGCGAGCATTCGATGGATACCGCGTCGGCGCGGAACGTAACGGAGCAACTGTTCTTGATAATGGTGGAGGCACACTAGAACGAGGAACGTTCCACCGTATGCTTCGTGAGATGCCTCGTCGTTACATGCAGAAGCGTAATAACCTACGATTCTACACAGGAAGCAACCTAGTTGCTGACTACCTGAACCACTTGTACAACACTCTTGGTGCAGACCCACAGATTAACCAGCAGTTCTTGCAGGGTAATCCAGCGGTTGAGCCGGGTGGAGGCTTCGGTCAGAAGTACAACCTAGCGTTCGGTGTTCCTGTATTCGAGGTTCCTCTGTTCCCAGAGAACCTAAATGCAGCAGGAGATGCTGTCGATGAGGACGACCCTCACGGCGTTGTGGAACTAACGTTCCCACAGAACCGTATCTTCGGAATCAAGCGTGAACTTAAGGTATTCCGAGAGTTCAAGCCTAAGAAGGACACCATTGAGTACACCGTCTTCACACGTTGTGGTGCAGCAGTTGAAAACCCAGACGCATACGTTATTATGACGGGCGTTGCAGTTGACGACTTCGGCACTAACGAATAAAAGATGTACTCGTAAGGCATTTAGCCGGGGGTGGGGCAAACCGCTCCACCCCCGCTTTATCTAACAGGAGAAAAAATGGCTTTTGAAGACCTAAAGAAAAAAGAACTAGAAGCAATCGCTGATTATTACGGCACCGACAGTGACGGTAACAAGAGTGATATTGTCGAGCGTCTAGGTGACGACGGTGTTTCCTGGGAAGATTTTGAGGCTCATAGAGATTTCATTTTCCCACCGGACCCAGAGCCAGTAGACGAGCCGGAGCCGGAAGAAGTTGCGCCGGTAGAAGAGCCTACGGTCGAAGTACCAGAGGTAGAGCCAGAAGTGCAGCAGGTTGAGGAACCCGCTGACGCTGAACTTGCCAAGGACGAAGGACTAGTTCTCGTAAAGATGACCCGAATCAATAGGGTCTATGAAATCGCTGGTAAGCGATTCACGCGGAGCCACCCATTTATTCTAGTGGACCGTGCTACCGCAGACAAGATTTTGGAAAAGGATGGCTTCCGTGAGGCAAGCCACAAAGAAGCAGAGGAATACTACTCATAATGTTCCCACTAAACGAGAACTCTGAGATAGATGTAAAAGAACATATCGTCTTGAAGAAATTCGAGGGTGACCCGGAAGATGGCGTTTTGCTAGAAACGGTCATTATCGAAGACGGCGAAATAATTGAAGTAATAAAGGAGGAATAATGCCACTAACTAATGCAGGGCGTGACCACATCGCCACACAGATTGTTGGTCAGGCCGCGACCGCTTTCACCAATGCTACTGCGCATATTGGTGTTGGCTCTGGCACAACCGCCTTCGCCGCAACGCAGACCGCACTTGTCACCCAGTTGTCTCGACAGCCTATGGATGCAACGTTTCCGACGCGCACAGGAAACACCTTAACGTTCCGTTCGACTTTCGATACAACTCAGGGTAACGGAGCATGGCAGGAGTGGGGCGTTTTCAACGCTGGCACAGGTGGAACAATGCTGAATCGCCGTGTTGAATCGCTAGGAACTAAGCCTAGCACCCAGACCTGGCAGTTCACGGTAACTCTTACAGTCAACGCAGCCTGAGTAGGTTTATAATACAAGAAACGAGCAGGTAGGTCTAAGGAAACCGCCATGCCGGGGCACGACGCCCTGGTGTGGTGGTTTTTTTATGGAGAAAAATGTTTAGACACGGAATAACACAAGACTTTAGTGGCCCCTTTTATGGTGAGGTCACTTTTGTTGAGATACAATCAGCCGATAGTCTAAACGTAACGCTGACCGAACACAGAGATTTTAGTACCGTAAGAGTAACAAACGGGGTCGCGGTTACCGAGCAAGCATGGATAAGCCCCGGATTTTCCGCGGCCTCGGTTAAAACCAAAACGCCGAATCATGCATGGATAAGCCCCGGATTTGGCGTGCCCTCCAATGAGACAGAAAAACTGTCTGTCACTGTAACAGAACAGTCGTCTATTCAAATATTTGGTCTTGTGGAGCAGCAGGCTTCTGACGGAATAACCGTCGCCGTGTCCGAAACCAATGTTTTAGCGCCCTCGTTGCTTCGTGATGACACGGTTTCTGTCTCGTTGGCAGAATCGGAATCATTCTTTAGTTTCGCTACAAGCACGGACACGGTAAACATTAGCGTTGCCGAGACTCACCTGTTTGCCACCGTAGACGTTTCTGCCACAGATATTGTAGCAGTCGGTATTGCAGAATCACCTGTGGTTGACGTTTCGTTTGGTACTGCCGATGCCTTTGGCTTGGAACTGACCGAATCTTCGTCGGTCGAGATTTTCGGCCTTGTCACTGTCGAATCAAACGATTCAATCAGTACACTTATTGGTGAACAAATCGGCGGGTCGGCCGAATTTACCACCGCCGATTCTATCGGACTGTCAGTTGACGAATCTACTGCAATAGAAATCAGCGGGTTGGTTGAGTATACTGCCACTGACGATACTACTATTGCAACAGCAGAGCAAGAAAACATTGCCCCTATTCCTAACCGCCCAGACGATATAGCAGTCGGGCTTGGTGAGCAGACGGCCACGGATGTTAGTTTTGTCAGCACCGACTCGGTAGGAATTAGCCTGGCAGAAAACACAGACTTCGATACTGTAGTTGTAGAGTCTAGTGACGGGCTAGGTGTTGCGCTTGCAGAGCAGTTCGATATTCAGTCGTACCTTGCGTCTGTCGATACAGTAACGGCGTCTGTTACGGAGTCGTTTGATTTCTCAACGGTTGACGTGGTTACATCTGAAACGTTAACGGCTGGCGTTGCAGAAACTACCGATACAGCAGCCGGGACGGAATCGTCCGACGGCTTGTCGGTTAGCGTTAGCGAAAGTAGCGATTTCGCCACCGTAGAGGTGTCCGCA